CAGTCCTAACGCAGGTTTATCAGTTTCAAATGCAGATATAAGATGTACTGGTGCTGCTGTCGCAAATGATGCAAATAGTATTTCTATGGCGCAAGAATCAATAGGTGGTGCTATAACTTGTAGAGGACCAAGCACAAGTGAAAGAGGTAAATTTACAGCAGGTGTCAGTAGAAGTAATGGTGCTGCTTTTCTGGGTCAGATACATATAATGAATGGTGGTAATGTAAACTTTGGTGGACATACCACAGAGGCAAGTGGTACTACCGGTGGCATCACAATGAGTGTAGATAGTAACGATAGGATGAACTTAATTTGTGCTACTACAACTACAGGTGGTGTAGAAGTTGTAGAATTTAGAAATCCTAATAGTACTGTTGGGGACATTCTAACAAACGGTACAAGCACTCAATTTAGAACATCCTCAGACTATAGATTAAAAGAAAACATTGAGCCATTACCTAATGGCTTAGAAAGACTAAAACAACTTAATCCTGTTAAATTTGATTGGAAAACTGATGGTACATCTAGTGAGGGTTTTATAGCACATGAAGTAGAAGAAATATTTGCTGATTGTGTAGCAGGAGAAAAAGACGGCGAAAAAATGCAAGGTATGGACTATGGAAGAATCACACCGCTATTAGTGAAAGCAATACAAGAACAACAAACACAGATTGAAGCCTTACAATCTGAAATTAAAACTTTAAAAGGAGAATAAATATGGCAATAGGATATACATGGGATTGTAAAACTTGTGATACTTACCCTTCAAAAAGTGGTAAATCAAATGT